ACTACAAAATCTGTACTTTGCATTAACAGGAAAAGAAATAACCTTTAAATCAGAATAGAATGGCAGAAGAAGCAAAAATGGCTTTATTACTGGCTGCGGTTGGTTTTATAGCAATAGTAATTGGATCAATTTATAATAAAATAAACGAAAAATGAAAACAGAAGTAACTTTAAAAGAATTGTATTTAACGCGTACGCCTTTTGCTATTATAAAAGCGGAAGAGTTTGGCGGCACAATTTACTCTTTAGTATTTAGGAATCAAGGAATTAAAACGTTTGAAATAGAAAAAGACGAAATAAACTATTTCTTTACTATTGAATCTAAGGCTAAGAAAATAGATTTTGGATACGAAGGTAGCGTTTTTGAATTTTTTGACTTTAAAAACAAGTTAAGCGTAGTAACAAGGCATCAATTTATTGAAGGTTTAAAACGTGGTGTAAGATGAAAGTAAGACGTAATTTAACGCGGTTTAAACTACCTTCAAAGTGTGTAAGGTATAAATACTTAATGCGCAGCTGGAAAAGCAATTTAAAAGTAACAATAGAAAGAATAAATTTAGAAAACGATTAGTTATGGCAGAGGTAAAATATCACGGTTGGACAACAAATGACAAAGAAATAACAGCTTTAATAGGTGAAGAAGGTTTGTCAATGTGTATTGAAGATGAAAAAAATTCTTATTCGTTTGATATTGAATATGAAGAATTAGATGTTTTGTTAGATTTTATTTGGAAATACAGAAAATATAGAATAGAAAAAAAATAATTAATAACGAATTTGATTAATTATGAAAGTATATTATTTAACTGAAGTAGAAAGAATCCACGATCAACAAACGAATTTAACGTATTACAGAGCGTTTTATTCAAATGGATTATTAGAAATAGACGAAATATTTGAAATTAATTCTGCAATACCAACAGTAATTATAAAATAATTTGTATATTTGTACATCTGAAATGACAACCACATGAACAGAAAGACTTTTTTATTAATCCCTGTACTCGAAATGCCTCGTGGTTGTGGCTATTGGTACGGGGATTATTTTATAAATAACAACCATGATAAATCAACACGGATGGATAAAACTCCATAGGCAAATTCTCGAATGGGAATGGTATTCAGATAATAATTGTTTTAGGTTATTTCTTCATTTGCTTTTAAAAGCTAATCACAAAGAAAAAAGATTTAAGGGTATTGAATTAAAAGTTGGTTCTATTGTTACCAGCCGCGACTTACTTGCACGTGAAACGGGTTTAAGTTCACAACAAATTAGAACAGCGTTAAATAAGCTAATTTCAACCAACGAAATAACCAGCAAAACAAGTTCGCAAGGCACTATATTACAAATAGTTAGCTATGAAAAATATCAAGTAGTAACCAACGAAATAACAAACGAGCAACCAACGAGCAACCAACAAGTAACCACTAACAAGAATATAAAGAAAGAAAAGAAAGAAATATATATACCTGAATTTTCTGAATTTTTAGAATATGCAATTTCACAAGTTCCAACCGTAAACAAAGAGGATGTTAGACTAAAATACGAAAGTTGGAAAGTGAACGAATGGAAAGACGGCAACGATAAAAAAATTATGAATTGGAAAACGAAATTAAATAATACTTTGCCTTACATTCGTAAAGACGAATTCAAAACTTATACACCTAACATAATACACGAATAAAATGTATAAAAGACTAAGCGACCTACAAACGGAATTACACAATATAAGGCACGAAAAGAACGTACGCGGTAATTCAATAGGCTGGACTTTTGACCAAATACCGTACACGGTAAAAGAAGGATGTACAACTTATATAGGAGCAGCGCCAGCCAGCGGTAAAACGGAAATATGGTTCGAGTTTCTAATTAATTTAAGTTGCTTACACGGTTGGAAACACGTAATATTTTCCCCCGAAACGGGTAACGCTGCGGAAATATACGCGGAATTATGCTATAAATATATCGGAAAACCGTACACAATAGGCGAAAATAACATGACACAAGGCGAACAAGTGGCTGCGGAAATGTTTGTTAACGATCATTTTATAGTAATTGACCCTATCGACGAAGATTTAACGCTTGAAAACTTTTATAAATTAGTTGATGAAATTGAACGTACGCAAGAAATAACAATTAACACAACTACAATAGACCCTTGGAACGAACTTACTGAAGAATACATACATTCGGACTTGGGCCGTGAAGATAAATATTTAAGTAGAATTTTAGGAATGGCACGTAAAAACGCCCGAAAGACGAAAAGACACAATTGCATTATAAACCACGTACGTGACCAAGCACCCGTAACGCAAAACGGACATACATTTTACCCTATGCCAACGGCGCGAGACTTTGCGGGCGGTCAAGTATGGTTTAGAAAAGGTTTAACGGTTTTAATTCCGTGGCGTCCACCCGCTGGAGTAATGGATAGCGAAGGTAATGTATATGAAGAAAACGAAGTACATTTAAAAGTGGCTAAAAGCAAGCCTAAAGGCGTTTCAAAAAACGGTACTTATAAAATGTATTTAGACGTTGAAAAATATCAATACTATATAAAAGACATGGTAGGAAATAAAATATACGCTATGCGACAAAAACACGAATTAAGACCCGTTTCAAATAGTTTTCCCGTACGTAATCCTGATATTGTAAACGGAAAAGAATTACTTTCGTTTAGCGAACGAATGAAGCAAGGCGCATTTGAAGAGTTAAAACCAATTGAAAACGCAAATGGCGAAATGACTATGCCATTTTAAATTAATAAACATGACACCTAAAAAAAAAGCATTTGAATTAAAGTATAAATATTCTAAATTATTAGACTTAAAAAGTACTGATGAATTAGTTTTGAAATGTGCATTGATTGCTATTGAAGAAATGATAAAAGAACCGAGGATGTTTGATAGCGAACAAGTAAAATATAGTGACGGTTCATATGCCCGTTCGTATTATGAAGTCCCGAATAAATTTTGGCAACAAGTAAAAAACGAAATAGAAAAGTTATGCTTGAAATGATAAAACGTAAAGCGGGTTTAAACGTACTTTACTGGAAAATAAAATATAGTTTAGACAACATCAAAGAAAAACACGAACACCGTACCGACCTTATTTCTTCAATGGAAAAGAGTTTAACTGAAGTAGGCGAAGCGGTGCAATATTTAAACCACGTAGATAAAATGTTAATGGCTACGAATAGACGAAACCACGAATTAGAACTTGAAAACATAAAGCTAAAACAAGAAAATAAGAGTTTAAATAAGCATTTAGAAATGTTAATAAGCGGTGAAATATGAAGCCAAGAAAATGTAAGTACTGTAAACAACCCTTTGAACCATCCGTGTTTTTGCAAAAGAATTGCTTCGACCCTAATTGCGTAACTGAATGGATAAACGATGTAAAACAAAAGAACTGGCAAAAGAAAAAAGCGAAGTTAAAAGCCGATTTAATGACCTTGTCCGATTACATAAAATTGGCACAGCAAGTATTTAATAAATATATTCGCCTTAGGGACAAATCTTCCCTGTGTATTTCGTGTCAAAAGAAAATAAATGGAGTTGAACACGCTTCGCATTATTTAAGCGCTGGTGGTCATTCTAACGTTCGATTTCACGAAGATAATGTTTGGACTTCATGTTACAAATGTAACGTTATGCTTTCTGGAAATCAAATTGAATACAGAAAACAATTAATAATTAAAATAGGCGTTGAACGTGTTGAATGGTTAGAACAAAACGGGAGCAAAGAAAAAAAATATAGTATTGAAGAATTAAAAGAAATAATTAAAATTTATAAAGCAAAATGCAAAGAATTAGAAAATATTTAGTATTTTTGTAATGTAGAGTTACGGCTACAGGTAAAACTTATTTAAGTCCTTAGTGTGATTAGAGTCCGTAACCTCGAAAGCACTAAGGCTTTTTTATTTTATGGAAATAGAAATTTGGAAAGATGTAATTGGATATGAAGGTTTATACCAAGTTAGTAATTTAGGAAATGTAAAAAGAATTTCAAGTTTTAGAGGTGTTAATAAAAAATATTTAAACGGATATAATTTAATTCCGCTTGACAACGGAAAAGGATATTTGAGAATTAAATTAACTAAAAATAATAAATCAAAAAGAATTATGCTTCATAGAATTATAGCAGAAGCTTTTATTGAAAATAAACATAATAAACCATTTATTAATCATATAAATTCAGATAGAAAAGATAATTCTATTGAAAATTTAGAATGGTGTACACAAAGTGAAAACGTTAAACACGCCGTTAAAGTTGGTAGGTGGAATCAAGTTTACAGTAAACGAATTAGTAGAAATAATTAAAAAAAGCACAATGATAACAAACTTTGAAGAACACACCAGCGAATTAACAGCTGAAGAAATGGAAATACTAAATATAGTAATTCACGGATTTAGACAATATAAAAAAAACAATCCGATAAAAAGCGAATTAATAGTAACACGCATGAATAAGTATCTACAAAACAACGGATACAAAATTAAAATGACTGGTCCGCGTTTACGTAAAATGGTTAATTACATACGTTCAAATGGCTTAATTCCTTTAATAGCAACGTCACACGGCTATTTTACGAGCGATTGTAAGCAAACTATAATCGAACAAATAACAAGCCTTCAGGAACGAGCTAATTCAATTGAACGCTGCGCACAAGGATTAAAGAAATTTTTGTAGTTTTTTTTTTAAAACTATTGTTATATTAAAAATTAATATTAAATTTGTAGAAAATTAAACAAAGTTATTATGAAACATTTATTAAAAAGTCTGGCCGCGTTCCAGCAAGAAGTGAAAGTAATTCACAAGGCGACACAAGGGTACGGATATTCTTACGCTGATTTACCTAAAATTTTCGATGAAATAAACCCGTTACTACAAAAACACGGATTAGGATTTACGCAACTAATAAACACTAAAGAAGGAGTTAACTATTTAGCAACGGTAGTATTTCATGTAGAAAGCGGTGAACAAATAGAAAGTAACTGCATGATTCCGTATGTACAACTAAAAGGAATGAATGATTTTCAAAGTTTCGGTTCGGGCGTTACGTATTTTCGTAGGTACTGTTTAAGTTCAATGTTAGGTTTAGTAACGGATAAAGATACGGACGCTTCAGGAGAACAGGAAAAGCCTAAAAAAGAAAGCTTGGATAACAAAAGATTTACTGATGCTTTGAAGGCAATTAACGAAGGTAAAATAACTATCGAAAAGCTAAAAGAGAAGTTTCAATTAAGTGAAGCACAAGAAAAAGCCTTGTTATTATGAAAGTACGTTGTTCACAAATCGGTAAAATAATGACGAACCCCCGTACAAAAGGGGAGCGTCTTTCTCAAACTGCTAAAAGCTATATTTTAGAATTAGCAATACAAGAAAAATACGGAATACATAAAGAGTTCTGGAGTAGATACACGGACAAAGGAAACGAAGTAGAACCCGAAGCCATTAAATTAACTGAAAGTGTTTTAGACGTAGGCTTTATTTACAAGAATGAAGAACAATTTTCTAATGAATGGCTAACTGGTAAACCCGAT